ACTTGTGAAAAATGTGGAGCGAAATATTACTACCAGAGATGGTGTAAGGTAACTGCAAATCCAAGTCAGTATGTTCACAGTAGGTGTGGTGGTAAGTTAACTCTTACCAAGGCAAAACCCGGATTTCAGATATGGACAATTTCTGGAAATGGGTACTGGAATACATTATAAGCTAAATTAAACTCCCTGTCAGTAGGCGGTTAGACTGTCAGAAAGGAAAAGGAAATGGCAAATTACAGAACAATCAGAAACTTGAAGCCATATAGGGGAGCTAAAATAATGAGAGTCCATGTGAATGGTGGATATCATTATTACGCAACGATCAACGGAAATGCAAGAGCGGCATATTCGTTGAGCATGATTAAATTAGCTATTGATCAGGAATTAAAAAGAAAGGAAGGCGCGGAATGAAAACTGTATTTGCGAGAATTGGTATCTGCTTAGAAGTAACAGATGAGGAATATAAGAGCTTCAAAGAAGATAGGTATGTTAATGAGGACAACATCTCAGATGAACTTGCTGAGAGATTCTTGAAGAACGGAGAGTTGTCTGGTGACAGCTACATTCCTGAGAGTCAGTATGATTTTGATTAACGAAAGGATGTAAGAAATGGAAATTAAAAGAAGATCAAAGTCGCTTAATTCAGAGGAGATCAGAAAGGGAGAAGCGGATGGAACAAAGATTTATCTTAAGTGTTCCAATAGTTTCTTCCCAAAGGTAAAGGAGCTTCCAAAGGAAGCGAAGTTCTTAAAGCTTATGACTGGCTATGTAAGGAAGGACGAGATTGCGATGCAGGATAAAGGAAACTATGTTCTGTATCATACGCATTTAGTAAATGGTTCTCACAGAGAAAATAAACACACATGGAGACATAATGTGTATGTGATTTATAAGGAGGAAGATTAAAATGACAGTAAGGGAATTTACAAATAATTGTTGGTGTGGTCAGGAGATTGCCATTGTTCCTGATGGAATGGTTGTGGGAGAAAACCTCTGTACAATGGAGCGGATGAAAGCATTCAAAAATATCGTGTTCGTAACACCAATGAACCTTCTAAGCGTGGTGTACGATGAGATCAACAATAAACAGGTTATCTCATTTGGAGTCATTGATAATATCCTTGTTATCAAGGTAAAATGAAAGGAGAAGCGAAATGAGTGAGGAGCTTGCGACAAGAGTTGACAGATTCTTGTATGACCTTGATCCCTATGAATATGCAGATTCTGCGGAAGATGATATGGTAACATACATTATCAACAATTCAGAACCTATTCTGGATTATCTCTGGGGTGTTATAATAAGTGAAGATAACGATTGGCTTCATGAAAATTCTGAGGAAGCAAGGGAACTGATCGAAATGATTGAAGATGAGATAAGCGGAGGGAGATAAGAGATGAAAAATAAAAATATCGCCTACATCGAAGGATACGGAAATATAAATATGGATGAATATAAGTCCATTGCAGAATGTATGTGCAATACAATTGATGTTGATGGCGCAATGGAAGATAAATACTGGGTTGAAGCTGATGTTGATTTAGCGGAGGCGTGGTATCAGTATAAAGGGTTTACCAAAGAAGATATCAAATATATTGATATGAGAGGCTTATCTGACTTCTGGAATTTTGAAGCAGATGATGAATAAGCGAAAGGAGACAGAGGGAGAATGATTATAAATGGATTAAAAAAGTTGAAAATAATACTTGACAAATTAAATAAGACCATTTATAATCTTGATTAGAACAAACAAATTAAAAACAAGAAAGGAAACGGAAATGGAAAAGTTCTATATCTACGAGGGATTTATGGATGAACTCAAAAAGAAAGCAGAAACCATCCGCAAGAAATGTCTGCGGTTTGGCTGTGACTTTCACTTTGCTGAGACAGGTAACACTGAAATAAGGAAAGTCATGGATTATACAACAACAGATGGTAATGGAAAACATCCTGTTTACTATTTCAAATTCATTGAGGTTGAGGCAGAAGGAACAGCAGTGCTTGACAACTGGCAGTTTGTTGCAAGTGTAGATCATACACAGAACGGAAACATCTTCAATAAGGCAATGGTTGATCTGGAAATCCCACAGAGATACTATTGCAGTGATCCGTACTGTGAACACTGCAATAGCAATAGGTACAGAAAGAATACCTGCATTGTCTATAATAAGGAAACCAAAGAATTCAAGCAGGTTGGAAACCAGTGCTTGAAGGACTTCACCAGAGGGATGTCTGTTGCTTTTGCAACTTATATGGCTTCATTAAAATCAATCTTCACTGAGTACGAAGAAAGGGAAGTTGATTTTGGTGGTGGTTGGAGAGGAACATATCATGAGGTAAAGGAAATCCTCAGATATACAGCGGAAACCATCAGACACTTTGGATGGGTAAACGTAAGGCAGAATGATGATTATGATGTAGACCTTTTCAACAACACAAAGTACAGAGTAGAGAGATACTATAATCTCGATCATGGTTACACAAGATTCTGGGATGATGATGAAAGAGATCAGGTTAGAACGGAAATGGAATCAGTTGATTTTAATCCTAATTCAGAGTATGCTGTAAAGGAAACGGAAAAGGTTCTGGCATGGCTCGAAGCTCAGGAAGAGAATAACGATTACATTCACAATCTGAAGGTTATTATTGCAAATGAATATTGTAGCAGTAACAGGTTTGGAATCCTTTGTTCTCTGTTCCCCTCTTGTAACAAAGACCTTGAGATTAAGGCAAAGAGAGAAGCTGAAGCGAAATCAGAAAAAATCTCTGAGTACATTGGTCAGGTCGGAGATAGGGTAGAAACGGAGATTCAGAGTGTCAAATGTGTCACCTCTTGGGAAACACAGTTTGGAATGACATTCATTTATAAGTTCGTCAACACTGATGGAAATGTGCTTACTTGGAAGACGAGTAAAAGCCTTGACGAGGAGAGGTGTGTAGGAAAAAAGATTAAGGGAACTGTAAAGGAACTCAAAGTCTTCAGAGATATCAAGCAGACAGAGTTAACAAGATGCAAGATTGCATGAGAAGGGAGATGCTAAAATGTATTTGAAGTTAAAGAGGATTTATGATAGAGAACAGTTACCAGTGTTCGTGATGGCAGTAAGTAATCTTCTGGATAAGGGATTTGCAAACGTTCAGAAGATTACAGAAGAGGACATAAAGCAGATCAAGATGCCAGAAAACAGTTTTATGAGCACTGAGTTTGCTCAATATCTCACAGGACTTACAAAGGAAATCGCAGATAATTGCGATTCCGTAGTAGAGGTAATTCAATTTTGTTCAAAAGTCAAATGTTTTGATCAAAATTACGGAAGGAGATAAGCGAAAATGAACACTTTGAAAGTAGGAGATATTGTAGTGATTCTTAAGGATCTTCCATCTGGTATTGAAGATGAAGACGAATTCAATTGCAAGGGAGAAGTAGGAGAGATCATCGAGTATAATGAAGACAGGGGCATGTATCTTGTGAGCACAAATGATTTCATGGCTACTGATTGGTGGTGGTTTGAAGATGATTTAAGACCTGCTAACACGGAAGAGATAGTAGAAAAATTAAGGAAGATTTTGAAGGGAGAATAAAAGAAGGGAGAATAAACAAAGTGTATGAAGCGAAATTAATATTACAGTGTATGAAAGGAAATTAAAAATGGTGCATGAGAGGAATATATAAAATTACAAACACGAAAGATGGCAAATGCTATATAGGAAAGTCAGAAGATTTAGCCGAAAGATTGAAAAATCACATCCAGTCTTTAACTCATAACAATAATAGAAATAAACATATGCAATCAGCATATAATGAATCAGGTGTTGGAAGTTTTAGTATAGAAATATTAGAGGAACTTGATGAAGATGATGATATTAACGAAAGGGAAAGGTATTATATTGAATTATATAAATCATATGATAGAAATTATGGATACAACTTAACACATGGTGGTGATGGTGGAAATAGTTATGTAGACTGTATGACAGAAGAAGAAAAAGAAGAACATTATAAAAAACATAGGGAAATAAGAATGGGTGACGGCAACTGTATATATGGCAAACATTTATATACTGATGGTGTTGTGCAAAAGTATATATCAGATGATGAAATAGAAGAGTACGAAGCAATGGGATGGCATCATGGTGCAAATGATTCGTTTAAGGAAAAATGTCGAAAAAGAAGCATTGGAAACAAAAACCCATTTTACGGCAAACATCATTCAAAAGAAACTTTAGAAAAAATAAAAAGAACAAAAGAAGAAAGGAAGGTAAGCAATAATGGATATTTAATGTATCATAAAGGTAATGAACTGAGGTATATAAAACCAGAGGAAATAAGTAAATATGAAAGCGATGGTTGGGTTCATGGTAATACAGAAGAAAATATAGAGAAAATTAAAGAGGCAAAAAATAAGAATAAAGATATTGCACAATAAAGCAATATAAATAAATTAAAATATTGTATAGAATAAAGGAGAATGAAAATATGAGTGCGAATGTAGAGTTTATGTACAGTGCAAGTAATGTTACCCCGTGGCATAATTTGGGGATCGTGATTTCCGAAGCGTTAACATCTGAAGAAGCAATTAAAACAGCTAAGTTGGACTGGGATGTAATCCCGAATCCCATTTATGATGGATTTGGAAGGGAACTCTCTGGTTACAAGGTAAACCTGAGAAGCACAGACAATAAGATTCTTGGTATTGTTTCTGACAAGTATAAGATTGTGCAGAACAGAGATGCATTTGCATTTACTGATTCTCTGCTTGGTCAGGGAGTTAAGTACGAAACAGCAGGAAGCCTTGCTTCTGGTAAGAGAGTTTGGATGTTAGCAAGACTTGAAAATACTATTCTTGCCGAAGAGAATATTGATCCGTATTTGGTGTTCACTAACAGCCATGACGGAACTGGTGCTGTGAAGGTAGCTATTACTCCTGTCCGAACAGTTTGCGAAAACACTTTGAATCTTGCGCTGAAAACAGCAAGTAGGCACTGGTCTGCAAGGCATATGGGACAGATCGAAGACAAGCTTGAGGACGCAAAAATGACTCTTTTGAATGCTGAGACATATATGAAGTGCCTTGGTGAAGAGTTCGAAGCACTTAAGCTCAAGAAGGTAACTGATAGTCAGGTAAAGGAAATGACAGATTATCTTCTGAAAGAAGAGTTTGAAACTGTAT